CATCTCCACAACAAGTATACTCAACTTCTTTTTCTACTTCTTCTTTTAATATTGTTGCTATAACTCTGTCTACTGCAGGAATCCCTGTATGTTCACTTTCCATGATTAATCTACCATCTCATCTTGACCAAAAGCACCTTGCTCATAGAACCCTGCTATCTTAAGGACAACACGACTCATAGCTCTCTTCTCTGCCATAGCAACTGGAAACTTTTTTGCACCACCCATTAAATTATTATCAGATGCTTCACCAAAAGACATCATATTAATTGGTTTATTATTTTTGCTTTGCATAGATGCAGCAGCTCTAATAACAACATTAATATTGTCCTTTTTTAATTCTAACAATAAAGGTTCGTATGCAACAGTAATACCTTGTTTGCTTACAATTTTATCTATACCTGATCTTGTTATAATAACGAAACCTCTTGGGTCTTTATGCACATCTTCTTTTACTAAACCATTTTCTAAAAATAGTCTTGTTAGTGCTTCCTTTCTAGTTTCTTTAATTTGTGGTTCTTGATTTTCTGAATTTGTTTTTTTATTTCTACTCATTATATTTATTTTTAGTTAATAATAAGCAAAATTATAAAATTGAATTAGACTACCAAACTTTTTTAACAATATTTTAAAAATAATGTGTGATTCTTGCCACTTGACCACTATTTTTCTCATGTAAAAACCCCTCTACAGCTTTAGGAACACCAGTAAAACCTTTACGACTATGCCAACTGTCTGTGCCTGATGGACTTCTAAGATATTCTACAGTAACACCAACGTAATCTTTAGCATCTAACCACTTGTGCTTAACCTTGTGATGCAAATGATGTAAGTAAAAATACCTATACTTAGTGTCTGCCCACATCTTAGGTTGTTCTTGTGCCATCAAGAGAGGTAAATTAACCATCTTAGCACCATCACCATGCTCTAAACCAATTAGATTACTACCATACTGGTAGTATTTTCTGTGTGCTACGCTAATGTCAAAATCAACATCATCATCTTTTCTAAACCAACTCTTTAGTGCATGAGCTAAGTGAAAACCTGACTGATAATCGTGATTACTCATACTATGTAACACATCTACTGGTGCAATATGTCTAAGCATCTCTATACATTTTACATATAACATAAGAGCAACCTCAAAATGCTCCCACCACTTACCATCTACATCTTGTCTTGTACCTGCAGTAGTTTGGTTGTATACATTATCAATATGTAAAATATCGTTTCCTATGCAAAATAATACCTTTTCTATACCAAAACCTGCAGACTTCTCTAAAAGTCCTTGTATGCCCTCTAAAACCCTCTCTACAGCAGTTTCACAGTCATATCCATTACCAGTTTCTAATTCTTTAGCATATTTACCAATATGTATGTCGGCAGGATTGATAACAAGTAAGTGATCATTATTAAAATCTCTGTCTATTTTTTTGTATGTTGGTGAGTAATCTTCTATAAGACTTTTTATCTTGTCTAAGATTTGTTCTTCATCTAAACCATACTCTTGTTTTGTAACTATAGAGAATCTAAGTTCCCCACCCATGTTTTGCCAATGCTTAACACTAACAACATCTTCTCTGTTTATACCTCGTTCTTTTAAATGTAGCTCTAAAGCTGTATTGCCATTTATATTTTCTACATCTATACCCCTAGATTCATTTATTAATTCTACTTCTTCAGCAGAAAGTCTTAATCTTTTACCTTTTAATTTTGTCATGTTTTTGATTTTTAGTTTTGCTAAATGTAAGCAAAATATTAGGTGCTTCTAAAACAAAAATGGGATGTTATTAACACCCCACTCTTGAAACTAAAAACAATTATCCAACCAGAAAGGTCGATAGAAGCACAAATGTAACTATTTTTTTAGATTACAATTACACTTTTCACAATTTTTTTCAAATACTGAAAACAGTAATGGTAAGACTGCTAAAAAACTTAAACCCAAATTCATATATGTGATGCCATTTAACGATATATCTGCACTAGCAGCTATAACCAACACCCCACTTATTGTTCTCTTAGAAGAATACTTACCCTTAGTGTCTTTAAACAATTCTAAAACTGACTTTACAATTTGAGTAATTGGACTTATAGCTTGTTTAACCAAGCTACCAGTAATCATATCTACTATCTTGCTCATTATTTCTTGATGTCAGCAATTCCCTGACCTAGAATCAATGTAAGTATTGCATAGTAAACTTTCTCTACTTCTGCTTCTGATAAACCTAGCTTTGCTGCTGCAAATGGAACAAATACTGCAGATATTGCATACCAAAACTTTTTTGAGTCAAACATTTTTTTTAACATTTCCATAATTTATTTATTTTAATTATTAATTAATACAACCAGATAACTGGCTGAACCTTATCTTGATCTGAATCTACATGGATAAACCCTCCTTCTTTACTCAAACCAATTCTTACAAATCCTGCTTCTGCTAGTCCACTTACAATCAATGCTCTCTGATAACTATCTTTACATTCTATATCACAAGCTATACCTTTTATATGTGAACTGCTAGGATTTTTTATTGACAGGGGGTGATTTGGACACCTGTACCCTGATGTTATTTTATATTTAATATTACTAAAAGACCTAGCTCTATCTAAATCTTCTATAAAATCTAAGTCCATCATGTTAGTCTTACAACCACACTTACAAGTAAACTCACTTTTTTTAAAGTAGCTAAATGTCATTATTTACCTTGTCCTCTTTTTGGTTTCTTATAACCATTCTGACTTTTACTAGAATTTTTAGAATGTACTCCTTTACGCTTCTTAGTCTTAGTCTTTCTAAAAGTAAAAACTATTTTAGCCATACTAAGCTGTTACTGCAATAAATTCTACATCACAAGCTGCTGTATTTGCTTGTGCAGCAACTAAAGTAATGTCTGCTAAAGCACCAAAACTTGTACCAGTAATAGCATCCATTTCATTGTTCATTAATAATAATGATTCACCTGCTGCTAATTTAAACCAGAAACTATCTGCACCATTATATAATCTTAATGTTACAAAATTTGTATCATCTAAATTAGTTACTCTAAAATAAGCATAATCAGTTTTTACTCCTGTTCCTGCATCATCTGCAGTAGACCAGTTAAATAAAGTCTTTTCGGAAGTAGCAACACTCATTATTCTTTGATCTACCTGTCCTTTAGATGTAAATGTTTTCTCTACAGTGTTACCATATACTACACCATTTAAAGTGTATGATTCTACTACTGTTACTGTTAAGTTTGCTGCTGTTACTGTACTTGCCATATTATTTTCTTGTTTTTGTGAATTTATAAATTGAGAATCCTATTGCTATTAATAAGGATATTGTTGTTAGTATTTCATTAAATGATGCCAACGATATTCCTATTGCTCCTGCATTTGCCATTCCCACCTGTATCGTATCTTCAATTGTATCTTTCATTGTATTTTTGTTATTAATTGTCATATCCCACTTCTACTGCTAACTTAAAATAGGTTGTTGCTGCTGTTGATGCTTTTACCATTAGAAATAATACATCTCCTGCTGCTAAACTTGTTTCTGGAGTTAAGTTTCTAGTTGTTTGTAAATTATCGTTACTTGACTGTCCTGTTATTGACAATTCGTTTAATTTTACTGGATCAATAGCACCAGTATTTCCTGCTACAAATGTCATCTTACATAAAGCTACTGTTATAGTTGCTCCTGAAGTAGCATTTGCCCATAAATATATTTTGTTTAAATTACAAGCACTATGCATTACAAATGATTTTGTTTTAAAAAAATCACCAATGTCTAAAGCACTTGTACCAACAGTTCCTGAGCCATAATTTGTGCTGTATAAATATGAGCTAGTATCAGTACTAATATCTAAACCATAGTGATAATTAGAATTACTTAATGCAGCATAACCCTGTATGTTAAATGTATCAGTTTTTATTAGGTTTTTCTTTGTCCACAACAAACTACCATCTGTGTTTCCTGTACCACTACCAACAGTTTTACTTAGTAGTGTGTCATTACCTGCAGACTCAAAACCTTTTGGGTTGTGTCTGTTTACATCTGTTAAATTTTTGTGTTCGTTAGCAGCCATATTTATATTTTTTTAACAGTGATCGCATGGACA